GCTACATATCCTTTATCTTTCCAAGGTGTAGATTTAAAATCAGGATTAATCTTTGCGTTCTTTTCGTGTCTTTTAAATGAAGCCATTCTAGCAATAGTATCTCTAGAAATCTTTTGCTTTCTTGCTAATTGATTTGCTCTAGTCCAACCTACTCTAGTCATTCCTTTTACTTCATCTCCGTGTTCCTCTCTCCATTTTAATACTTTCTTTGCATTGTTTGTTGCACTTTGAGGATAGTCATTATATGTTTTAAACTTAATACTTATTTCTTCTAGCTTTTCTAATATATCTTCGTAATTCATAATTGATATGTGATCTTTGGTGGTATTAATTGTATTGTTAGTTTTCCTATTTTAAATTTAAACATTATTGTATTGCATCTGTTGTAGCTTGAGGTGCTATACAAGTATTATATTGATTCTCTATAATAATTGGTAATGTAAACACCCAACCTGTTACTGAATTATCAAATCTTTCTGTAAATGGTTCTATTGTAATATCACCTTCTGTAAAGTATTTAGGTATTGCATCAACACCCTGATTAGATAATAATAAGCTTTCTCCATTTTTAAACGTACCTATAAAGTCATTACAAATCTGTAAACAATCTGATAATACTTCTTGTTCATTTGATTGATCAGGAAATACTAAATCCATTATAAATACTTGAAAGTTTAAAGTCATCTGATGTGTACCTGCTATAGCATTAATTGGATTAATGAACATCAAAGGAAAATTAGTGTTCTTCTGTAGATCCATTTCATATATATCTCCTGATTCTACAGTTTGTATTTGATAGTGTTGCTGACCTAATTGCTTTAATGTATCTATCGTATTATTATAATCTTTAAAGTATGTCATCTTTGTACTGCTTTAGTTTCATTTAAATCTGTTTCATAAGTTAGCCAAGTTAGGCACTCATATAAACTTAAATTAGTAATTCTTTCTAAATTAATTATCTCTCCATTAGTCAACCTATACATCACACCAAACCAACCCCATCTGTCTGCAAATTGTTCATCTGCACTTTGTTCAGTATTTTCTGATTCTGTTCCATTAAATACTGCTGCAAAGTTTTCAATAGTTCTTTCACGAAAGTCCAAAAAAAAACTAGTGAATTATTCACATCTATTGCTTTCATCTTTTTAAGCTTTTCTGCTCTCATTCTAAGATCACTTGTACCATAAGCTTCAATAGAATAATTATCTCCTTCTTTTTCTGTTATTGGTCTATATAGAACAGCCATTATTTTTGTTATATTATTTTCTATACCATCTTTTAAATATGTTTCTAGATCTGCGTATTCTCCTAATGTAATATCCTCTAAATTAGGGTGAAAGCCATACTCAATATCATTTACTTTTATAATAGTTTTTAATTCAGTATGTTCTTCTTTTTGAAGTTCAGCTATCTTATTCATAATAATAGATACATCATTAATTGATAGTTCTTTTATTACTTTAGTAGGTATATCAGATAATATTTTAATAAGTTCTAAAGCTTCTTCACTATTAGTTTTTTCTTTAGTGCTTATTATTTTTATCCATTTATCAAGTGTTACATCTTCCCAACTGTTTATCATTGTGTAAACACTCTGTTTGCCATCTTTGTTTATTTTCAATCGCATAATATATAATAGAATTGTTTGATATTTAGTTTAAAATTGTATATTTGTCTCGTTTTCAGAAAGGTTTTTGTTTTTAAAAGGTGTAATTCTTAGAGTTGCACCTTTTTCTATTGTACATAATATTTACCATAATTAGAATCTAATTCAAAGAACATTCTCATTGCTATTGCATCTGCATAATCAGGTGATCTACCAATAATATCTTTAATTGTTTCTTTAGGTATTATCTGTAGCTTATTGTCTTTATCTGCATCTTTAGTTCTAACCTGCTCTAATTCTTCTATAATGTTATTTTTTATATTAATATCATTACATTCTATGCCTATCTGTGCAGTATTTACCATATCTGCTAATTTATAATAGCATTGTGTTTTTAAGTTTTGATAATTCTCTCCTTTGATTGCTCTTGAATTATTTACAAAACCTCTGCAACGTAAGTAATCTTTAACTCCACCACCTACACCATCTTCATCAACTATAATATTAGTTAATCTTACTGCATATTGTTGTTGTAATATCTTAATTTGATCAACAACATCATTTACAGCCGATTTAAGCATAGTTCGTATCTTTTTAATATGTAACCCTTCCCAATACATTATAACTGTTCTATCGCTTCCAAAACGTGCTACATCACAGCTTATATATTTTTCGCCATTAATTCCTGTTTGAGTAAATAAATTAAGTATAGCATCATATTCTATTAAATTGTCATTAGTTGCATCATATTCCCAATTTCCATAAAGCAGTCGTTGTTTGCTTAATTCATCTAATGTTAGTAGCTGTGATTTATAATGCTTAGAAATAAATTGGTTATCATCTACTAAACTTTGAATAAATTGTCTGTGTGGTTTCTGTATGCCCTCTTTAGCAGGTTTATAATATTGCGTATATACCCAATTCTTAGCAGGGTTACAAGTCATTAAAAGCTTAGGTATTAAGTCATACTGATCTAACTTGTAACGCATTCTAGAAGCTACTATGTTCTTAGCTTTCTCTGTTATTTGATTTGCTTCATCTATAAAAGCTGCTGTTATTTCTAATGAACCTAAACTATCAAAATTCTTATCAGATGGGTAAAGAAATAAATCTTTTAGTATTATTTCACTACCATTATAAAACTTAATAATGTTAGATCCTGCATTAAAGTTATAATGTTTGTTTGCTAATATTCCCCAAGTTTGACATACTTCAAAGAATGTATTTAATGTAGTTTTCTTTAAGCTGTCTAGCTTAGATCTACCCATTAAGTATCTTGTTTGAGGGTATTTAATACAAAGTAAGATAAGCCAACTGCAACCTACCCAACTCTTACCTCCACCTGCTGCACCACCAAATAATACTTCTGTTGTTTGTTTGTCAAATAGATATTCTATTGCTTGTCCCTGTGTATATGTAAATTCAGTATCAATGTTCAACTCCTTTGATATTTACATTTATCTTAATTGGTTCTTCTCCAGAACTTAAATCTAATTCACTTCTTTCTATATACCCTCTTTTCTTTCCTTTTGTCTTTAAATAGAATATAGTAGCTGAAGTGCTACCATCTTTTATCTGTGTATGTAATTGACTTTCTGCAAAATCTAAAGCAACATTCTCTATTTCTTGTACAGCTTGTGCAAACTCTTGATCTTCTTTAAGCCACTTATAGTATGTGCTTCTAGGTGTTTCTGTCTTTTTACAAGCTACTGTAACAACTCCTAAACTATTTTCTAAAGCTTGTAACATAGCTTCTTTTTTAATATGTCTACTTTTGTTCATTGTTTTTTCAATATTAAAATTCTTTCTTTATTTTCATCAGATGTTTTTTTAAAGTTATTATCCATATTAGCAGATTGATTATCTACTATAGTAAAACCTATTTTTTCTGCTATTTTTATACCATCTTTAATTAAAGGATATCTTTGACTACCTACTTGTAAAAGAAAATAAGCATTATCTTTTAACATAGTGTAAACTTTACTTATTAATACTTCATAAAAGTTTTGTTTCCATATATCATAATTATTATACAATATGTGTGATTGTTCTCCGCCATCATATTTTTCTACATCAAAATAAGGTGGTGATGTTATTGCTAGATCAAATTTTTCTTTAGTTTCAAAATCTTCAAACTTACTACAAATGAGTTTAGTATCTTTTTTTATTTTAGTTAAAGGAGAAAATGCATTTTTAATTTTAGTAACTCCTTTATGTTGTAAATCAGATGCATCTACACCTACATATTTTACTGCATTAGATAATAAAAAACCTGTTAATCTACCACCCCAACCAAAACAAGGATCTAATACACTACCATTATTTGAATATCTATTTATTAATTCTCTTGCTAAACTAACAGGAAAATCTAAAGGCATTCTTGATCCTGCAAAAGGCAAAGAACCACTTGTAAGTGAATTTAATTTAGGAGTATCATTTAAACAAAATATTAATCTTTCTGCTTTTATTTTATTATCAGCAACTTTTTTTAAACCTTCATTTACTGAATATAAATCGCCATTCGTATTAAATTGATGTGTATGAAATGCTAACGAACAATATCTAGGATAATCATCTCCTTTATATAAAGATTTTAAAAATTGTATTTTAGCTGCGCCTATTGAAATTCCTGAAAATGTATAATCATTTTTTGAAAGTATTTCGTATTGTTCAGATATTTCTTTTGCATATTGTCGCCAAGCTTTTAAGTATACTTCTTTAGGTATTTCTTCTTTATAATCTTGTTCATCTTTTATTAAATCATCTTCATTTTGCCATACATCTAATCCCCATTCATTAAGCTTTACACTATCCCATTCATTAGCTAGTATATCCCATTCCCACTCTCCAAAACCTACATTGTCTTTTATTATAAATTCTTTCTTCTGATCTTCTGTTAAACCCTCTGCTATTTTTATATATACTTCTTTTAGCCCTGCTTCTACACTTGCTTTATATCTCATATTACCACCTAGTATAGTCATATCTTCATCAACTACTATTGGTCTTAATTCTAACATCTGTGGAAAATCTTTAATTGATTGAACAAGTTTTTTAAACTTACTATCTTTTATTATTCTTGGATTGTCTTTGTTAGGTTTTAACTTACTGATTTCTAGTTTCATAGTATATAATAGAATTTTATTTAATTTATTTGAATCTGTCTTTTACACCACTCCATAGTTTATCTTTTCTATTAGACAAACTTGGTTCTGTTCTTTTAATATTCGGAAACCCACCAAACTTTTTTTCTACTTCTTGCATATATTCACCACATTCAGGACATTCAGATCCTATATTACATATTTTACCATCAATAACTTTCATTACAACTTTAGTTAGTTGCTTTTGTATTTCACATTTATTGCATTGATATAATAACATTTTTTATTTCTTTTTTTTCTTTCTATCTAATACTTCTAATTCATTATTTAAATGATTAATTGCTTTTTCTATACATTCTATTGGGCTTTTATGTTTTCTATCTGAACGCAAGATGTATGAAAGTGCTGTGGCGCGATTATAATTTAATTCATAATCTTCTATAATATCAAAAGCTTTATATCCATATACTTTACCTATATAATAATGAGGTGTTTTATCTTTCATATTTTTCATATATTTTTTTTATTCCTTTAAAACAATCATTTAAACAAGTACCGCAGCTAGTATTTGTTTTATAATTAGTTCCATAAATTGTGTTGTATAATGTTATCATTCTTTTTTTTACTGCTTGATTCTTAGCTATACCTGTTTTTATATCATCCCATAATAATAAAACTTCATCAATTATTTCTTGTGGTAAATCATCAGGTTGTTCTATTTCGGTAGTTTTTCCCCAATATTTCTGAGGGCACTCTGAAGTTCCGATTCTTGCCTTAATAGACATAAAGCAAAGGCAAATTTTACAGCTTCCTGTAGGCCTAAAATAATAAACACATTCTTTGCAGATACTTAATCTATCTTTATAAACTTCATCTATAACAAAAAATTTATTCATTTAACAAATCTTTTAACTGCTCTCTTACTTTATCTATAGTTGTAAATAAACTATTTCTACTAATGCCTGTTTTCTTTGCTAGTCCTGATAAAGTATTTCCTTCATAGTAATATAACTTAAAAACATTTTTATCATACCAATAAAAATCATCTAAAGCTTTATCTATTAATTCTAACTTTTCCCATTGTTTACTTTCTTTAGGATTAGGTATATTATATAAATGTTTTTTATGATAAACATCTGTATTATCACTAGTTATATCTGTAGATCTACTATCAATATGAGTATAATATTTTTTATACTTATAATAATAAGGGCTTCTATTACTTGTAAAACTTCTTCTTAATACTACAGCACCATAAGATAAAATACCTTTTTTACCATCTTTTTCATATATTGACTTTAATGTATCAGGATTCATTTGCATAAAATAAAGCATCAACTCCTGTACGACCTCATTTATTTCATTTTCATCTTGTGTAAATGTAAATGACATTTCTACAAATGTTTCTCTGCAATCTGCTACTGCTTCGTAAATTTTATTCATTTATACTTCCTAATTTCATTAGATCATTTTCTAACATATCACAAGAATTATCTAATAATAATTTAACAGTTTCTATTGCTTTTTCATTTCTTTTATTTTTTAAAGCTGCTAAATATCCTAATGTCATTGATGTAGTTTGATTAGGTATTATCATTAACCAATCATTCCAATTATTAGATAATACATTTATATCATTACCATAACTGTTATGATATTGTATAATTATATTTAAAACTTCTTTATAATTTTGATATTTACTATCTGATGACAATTCTTTAATAAGAGATAATACTAGCTTTAAATAGTCATTAACTATTATCTGATGTGTAGTATTAGCAAATATGGGTTTTGTCATTACCCAAATATATAAAATAAATTATTCTAGATTTTTTTCTTTTTTTAAGTTTTTAACAAGCTTTTTGTAATAACTTATCTTTTCTTCATAATCTACTCTAGACATTTTAAAAGATTGTCTAGCTATTATTTGTAATTCTTCTGCTGTTCCTTCTCCATATTCACTATCTAAAAGCATACCAAATTTGTACTGTTCGCCCTGTCCAAAAAGATTGTCTGCTGCTGATTGTGGTTTTACGTTTCTTTCATCCCACCTAGTTGATAAATGTCGCCTACTCATAAAGTGGCCTGCGTGAATCTGTTTATAATGATAAACCCTACCTGAAGTGTAGCATTGTACCATACCATATTCATTACTATATTTTAATCTAATGTATAAACTGAACCAAGTATCTAATTCTTTTTTTAATTTACTAATAGTTTTTTTCATATATTTTTAATTAGATCAGCAACCTTTTTCCAATCTTCATCAGTATTAAAATCTTTATTTTTATATAATATACGTAATGATTTTAAAGCTTCATTAATTTTTTCCTTCTTAGTTTTATTATTTTTTTTAAATTTATTAGGAATTTTATCTGTTAAATCCCATTCTATTACATTCATACCTGTAATAGTACATTTTCTATTTCTTACTTCATAAATAACACCTAACTCTCTTAATTCTGTAAATCTTGCTCTTGATTGACTTATTTGATTTTCTTTTGTAGTCATTGTTGCAAAAGCTTCTCCACTTGTGCAGGGAGCATTTTTTAAAATAGCTTCATAAACTTTTAATCTCATTTTTGATAAAAGCCCTTCTGATTTAATTTTATTATAACAATCTATTGAAGTTTGTCTTATATTCATTTTAAAAGTTTTTTAGGTTCTTGATAATAAGGAACTTCTTCAGGTTTCTTGTTTAAAGTGTGAACTTGATAATAAGCTTCATTAATTTTTTTCTTATGTTCTATTATTAATCTAATAAAAGTTCTAAGATTTAAAAAAGGTTCAAAATCACAATAAATTACACCTTCTTTAATTGCTACTCCTATTTGATATAAATAAAGTTTATTAAATCTATTTTTTTTAATTAATTCTTCAGCTAATAATTGTGCTAATAATCTCATTCTTTTAGCATCTATACTATGATTTAAAGCAATAGATGCAAAACCTATAAAATCAATTAATTCATTAGTAAGTTCATCTAATTTAAATTCCTTAATTATTTTTTTATTATTCATCTTCACTTACACTATTAAAATGTATTGCAGTATTATTATGATCTTTTTTAGTTTCTGATTTTTTTATTACACCACTTAAAAAACCAAATCCATAAGTCATCAAAGTTAAAAGTATTATTATAACAGTTTCCATTTTATTTTATTTTAGTTATTATTTTTTACACAAAAAAAGTGTAATGCTTTCATCTCCATCATTCCATACTTCAATATCATCAAAAATAATATCAAAGTCATCATCTTCTCCATTAATATTATTGCCTGACAAGTGTATGTACTTATCTTGATTTTCCACTTGTTGTAGTTCTTTAATAAATTCTTTTACTGTCATTTTTATTTATTTTAGTTTCACTTTTTTTGTTTTCTTCAGCACATATTTTGACATATCATTTTTTATAATAGTTTTTTCTTTATAAGTATATTCATCAAATTTATCAATAAATTTACCTTTTACTTCTATTTTACCACTATATGCAAAATATTCATCAAGATCTATAATATTATTTCTATAAATATTATATAAAGATTTTTTTTGTTTTAAATCTTTTATCATCCTAGTTTTGCTAATTTCCATTGTTCTAATTGATTGTCTAATTTAGATTTAACAGTTTTTTTGTACTTAGAATTATTTTCTCTTAATTCCCAAGTTCTAACTGCTGCTTTCCAATCTTTCATTTTATTTTTACCAACCATCCAACCTTTACTTTCATAAAAATCAAAAAATGAATTAGCATCTATTTTATTATTTCTTTCTAAACAATAATCTTTAATTTCAATAATTGTTGGCTTATTAAAGTATTTATTATTTAATTTTATTTCTTTATTATTATTAATAGTTGTTGATTTACTTAATGACAAGTTGTTAAAAAACTTCACAACTAGTTCTTCATTTATTTTAAAGTATTGTTTAGCAGGAACACCCATACGTTTAGTTTCTATTATATTTAACTCTTTAAGTTTTTTAATAGCTTTTCTTTGTTGATAAGGAGTTAAGGTTGTGTCATTTTCTATATTAGATTCTGTATTAAAAAACCATCCATCTGTCATACCATTACTTTCAAAGTATTCTTCTTTACTAATAAGATCAGCTAATAATATAGATTCTTTTAATCCTATGTTTCTAGCTAGTTTTTTATTTAAAACTAAAAATGCAGTACTACTTAATAAATGTTTCATATTGTTTTTATTTCTATTGTATATCTATAATCTTTTAAAACTTCCTTAATTATATTAATATTTTCTGAACAATTAAAGTAATTAGTTTTTAATTTATAAACTACTTTACCACTTTTTATTATTATATAAACTTGTGGCTTCTTAATATTTACATCAATACCTGATTTAACTAATAACATTCTTAATTTATCTTTTGATTCAAATTTTTTCTTTAATTTGATAATTTCAAAATAAATATTATAAACTTTATTAAAAAGATCTCTGTACTTTTTATCAGAAGTATAGTACATTTTATGACATTTTTCATAATGTAAAACTGATGTTCTATCTCTTTTTATTATTTTAGCTATAGTTACAGGATGTATATCTTCTACCATCCTACCAACCATACTAGCTACCATTCTAGGAGTATGTATTTTTTCCTTTTTAGTTTTATGTGATAGAGATCCTTTTTCTAATCCCACTACATTAGTAGTTAGATTACATATTTCTATAAATTTTTCTTTCTCTGTCATAATTAAAAGGGTAAATCATCTTCATTATTTTCTTCTATAGTTTCTTCTACTATATTACCATTAGCTGTAGCACAAGTCCAACCATTAATATTATGATACCATTTACCATTATACTCTCTAGATGATATATTTACATTACAACTAATATTATCTCCTATTTTTATTTGTTGTAATTTACTTATTTTATCTCCTGTAAATGTAATTACTACATCTTTATTAAATTGAGTATCTTGTTCTAATAAAATTGATTGCATTTTCCATTCTTTACCTTTCTGTGATATTCTTGTTTCTAGATCAAAGATCTTTTTTAATTTACCTTCTATATTCATATTATTTATTTATTATTATTAATTGATTTATTTAAAATATTTTCTTGATTTTCTGATATAATATAATCTTTCATTTTAGATTTAACTAGATCTATTTTACCTTCATTTGCTGCTTTTAACATAGCATTAAACTTTTCATTTGATAAAACTTTTTTAGTGTTTTGTTGTTTTATAGCATTAGCTACTTCATCATAAGATGCAATAGATGTATCTATACCTATGCCTAAATTACCTAATGCTCTGCCTATTGCAGAGGTTTCACAATTCTCAATAAAAGATGTTTTATTTATAAATGATGAACCTTCTATTTCATAAGCTATACCTGTGCTTCTAACTCTGTCATTTTCATCACATACAGTTGCTTTAATTACACATCTTTTATCTGTTAATTCTAAAAAATTTGTATCTATTGACCATTCTTTATAATTTGTACGAAAGTGTTTTATTCTTTCATTTACCTCTACATATTCTTTACCCTTAATATTTACTGTTTTCATTTTTGTTTTATATATTTAATTGTTTGTTTTTTAATGTATTCTATTTGCTCTTTATCTATCCATCTTAAAAAATCAAAAGCATCAAATACTATTGTAAAATCTTCTCCATTTTCATCTTTCCCTCTTAAATACAATTCATTGTCTGCACATTGAAAAGTATCTATATCGTTTAATCTTTTATTTATCATATTCCTATAATTAAAGGTTTACAATTATTACTTTCATATCTCTTTTTGTAATAATCTAATTTTGTTTTTACTGTTTTATTTCTTTCTTCAGGATTAGAATATATATCATAATAATATGATCCTTTTTCTTCTACTTTAAAATCATATCTTTCATCTAAAGAATATCCTGTATCTTTTATATATTTCTTTTTAGCTTCTTCTATTTGTTCTTTAGTACCAAATATTCTTATGCTAGGTGAATATTTTACAAGATCTGTAGTATAATTACTTGTAGAAATATCATAACTTTTTTCTGTAACATAAATATCTGAATAAAAATAAAAATCTACTGCTATTAAATCCATTCCATTATAATTTTAGTTAATAATAAAACTATAGCTATTGCAAAACAACTAAAAGACAAAGCTTCTAATATTTTATATTTTCTAGATTTTATAGGTGTAATTCTATATTCGTTAAAATTTTGTTGAGCAGTAAACTGTAACATTTCTTTAAGATTGAGTATATACTCATTATTTGTAAGTTTGTGTATAACTCTAAATTGTATATTTTTCATAAAAGTTTTTTTTAAATTCTTTACAAAGATATACAAAATAATTGAATTAACAACTATTTTAACAAAAAAATTAACAAAAAAGTTAAATTACTAGATTATAAGGGCATTAAAAGATTTAATGGAGTTTGCCCATTATTAAGGATAACAGCACAACCTACTGCTGGTCTTTTACCATATTTTGCGTAAGCCATTGCATACGACTTGTGATTAATTCCGCAACCTACTTGAGTTCCAAAAACTCTAAAATTCTTTCCTACATAGTGTTCAGTGTAAGCTTGTGTATGTAAATGTCCTTGAACTGTATTCATCATATCAGCACGACATTTTGTACGAGCAGTACCCCCTTCTCCGTGAATAAATTGAACTCCATCTTTCTCATATCTTTCAACAAAGTTCCAATTAGGTACTTCTAATACTTCTTTATATGATTTAATCCATTTGCTAGGAATAGCACTAGTTTGTGCCTTACGCATAATGATTCTATCGTGGTTTCCTATGATAACTGTAGCTACAGGAAAAGCTTTGTACCATCTTGATATACGTTTAATAGCTAATTCTAGTTCATCTAAGCCACCCATACCATCTGCCGAGGTCTCGTGGTAGCTGCTGTAATGATTGTCTATAATATCGCCTATAAACACTACTTCTGTGCAATTATATGCGTGGTATTGTTCTAAACACCAATCAAGATAAGAATCCAAGCAGAAAGGTTCGTGCAAGTCCCCTATTACTAATATATTACTTATTTCTTGCTCTCTTAGTTTCTGAAGGATTTTTATCTCGTGTGGTTTTAATCTGTATCTATTACTTCTTTCCACTATCAGCTAATCCCTGTGCGCCTGTTAAACCTACTAAAGCCCAAAACATTTCGCTTACGTGAACTTCATCTACATCTAAAGATCTTGCAATAAAAGGTACTATAATAGCTGCTATTGTGTACCATACTTTCTTGGATTTTAAAATTGTGAAAATTAAATATTCTTTCATTTTATATATTTTTTATTAATAATTTAATATTCTCTCCACCTAAATTAAGTATTCTTCTAATTAAGAAGTCCATAGCATCTTTTGAATTACTAACATAGTCCTGTTGATTATGTGTTCCTACTAAAATACAACCTAATGTATCTTTAGCTTCATTTCCTCTATGAAATAAAATATAACTTCTATTAGGCACTTCTTGTACTAAAAGATGTAAATAATTTCTTGTAGCACTCTCTCTAGCTAAACGTAATCTTACATTATATTTACCCTCTGGTATACAACTAATATTACGTTCATTGTTTATATATGGATTTTCTAAAGTATCACATACATATTCTTTGTTCAGATACAATCTACCTACTATAGATTTATCTGTAAATATTTCTCTCTCAAGAACAAGATTAACCCTGCCCTCTCGTTTTTTTCTTAAAACCGACTTGACCTTTGGAAGCATTTTTAGAATGTACTCCTTTTCTTTTTTTAGGAGTTTTTTTAATAATTGTATAAGATTTAATTTTTTTTGGCATTTTTTTTCTTTTGACTATACCATTTATCAATAGTATATAAGATAGAAATTACTAGCAAAATAATTTTTAAAGCTAATTCTAGATTACTGAACGTGGTTACGCTTAGGACTGTTCCATTTACTGCTGCTACTTCTAGTGTGTCCTGTACTGTTTTTTGTATTGGCATTTGTCAAGTATGATTTTAATTTTGTTTTATTGACTTCTTTTACTTTATAATATTTTTTCATTAATTATATGTTGTATCTAAAAAATCTCTTAATGTTATTTTATTATCCTGCATATAGTTCTTTTCAAGATTCATTCCCTGATAGTATGCATTAGAATCAGGATAAACATCTGATCCTGAATTAGTTGAGTATTCAGGGTATAAATGATTATTATTACACAAGTAATCCACTAACCTCTCTGCATAAAATTGTGCTGTATTGCTAATTTCTGATCTTAGATCTTGTGCTTCTGCTCTAGTTAAAGGAGTTGAATTTTCTGATGTTTTACTTACTACATTGTTGTTTTGAACTTTATATCTAAGGAAAGGCAAAACTTCGTAAAAAGCATAGTGAACTAACATATCAGCTACATAATCATCTAACAATAATTTATAGTTAGCATTAGCAGGGTTACTGATTGTTCCACCACTAATCATTCCCTGTATAGCTACAAACAGATTAGTACCTAGCTTTGTTTCTACATATTTTTTCTGTGCAATTTTTACATAAGGTAACAAAAAATCTACATCAACATTCATATTAATCGCTGTGCTATTTTTTAGTTTATCCTCGCTAATAAAGAGTACGTATCCTGCCATAATTTTTAGTTATAATATCCGTTATTTTTCATTCTTTGTGGTGCTATCGCTACCAACTTATCATTTCTTTCAGCAGTAAAACCTTCACTTCTTGCTTTAGTATAGCTAATTAACTGACTATCATCTATTTTACTCTTAGCATTTCTTAATGATGTTTTGAAAATCTTACGTAAGAAGAAATGTCTGCATTGAGGGCCTCCCTTATATAAAAAGATATTGTAAGTTCCTAGTTCTCCATCTTTGTAAGCTGTTTCAGGATGTCCAAAACCTGGGTTTACTATTTGACTATTAGCATTAACAAGATCCTCTTTTCTAAATAGCTTGTTTGCTGATACCATTTTCTCACAAAACTCTCTGCTAGTACCTGATTTATTTTCTAGAAAATTATCAGTAGCATAAACATATCTTACTTTATAATAGTTGTTAAAAGATTTATTTACTCCATCTTGCTCACTTCTAGCATTAGGTCTAGCTGTTACACTTCTAGCAAGATTATATTTTTCTTCTGCTATGCTATTAAGTTCTTCTTCAAAATCAAAATCTAAATGTTCTCCATCTACTACTTCTTCATCTAATAGTTCCCAACCTTCAGGTATATCTTCTCCTACTTCATCTATCCAATTACATAGTTCAGTTTTTTCTAGATTAAGCATTTGATCGTGTGATTCACAAGCCATATAAACTGTCTTACCTTCTAGTTCGTGTTCGTGATAGCCACTACAACCAATTTTTTTTGCGTGTTTTTCTGCTTCTTCTATAGTATCAAAAACAGGTTTACCATCTATCATTCCTACTTTACTAAAATCATCTTCTTCAACAACTTCTTCTTCTTCTAAAGGTGCTAATCCAAGTTCCTCTCTAATTTCAGCTTGTGTCATTACACTTTTCATATCTTCTACACTAAACTTAGATGTAATAGGTTTTGTCTGAACAAAAGAGATAGGCAAGTCCATATTATTAATCTTAAATATTTTAGCTAATACTTTTATTATATGGATCTGATATGGTTTAATTACTGTGTTGTAATAGAAATCTGCTGCATTCATTAATTCTTCAGCATTATTACCTAATCCTGTGTCGCTTTTGATACCCATAAGCATTGGGCTAGTTACCCTATGCCCTGTTAGTATATTTTGCACCAGAAGCTCTTGGAGTGCTAAATACTGCTTATCCTGATTAGATACTGTAATAGGAAATATTTCAGGTGTTCTTGTTTTATCATCTGAAAATGTAATTACCATTTTACCTGCATTAGAACTTGAAGAAAATTTATTATTTAAACTTCTTTCAATAGCTAGGCGCTCATCTTGTGTCGGCACTCCATTAGCAAAATTGATCATATAGCTGCCTGAAAAACCATTACTGATATTGTTAAGATGAAACTCTGCAACTCTTTGATCCACTAAAGCCCAATTATTAGCTGCTATGTAATCAGGAGTGTGATAAATATCCATATTAGGACTATATAATCCTGTATATAATAACTGACTAGGACTAGTTCTATCATATAAATCAAAAGCTGCTATAGGTGTTGGTTTATTCTGTCTAGTATTACTCCAATCTGCTGATACATAGTAAGTATCTACTACACCCATTGCATTTGGCTTTCCTGCCCTTACCCTTTCAACAGGAACGTGATATATTTCTACGATTTCTGTTTTAGCTTTATTGTAGATCAGATGTAAGGCAAAAGCCCCCTGAAGCTTAAAGTCAAAAGAAATCTTTTTTATTACTTCGTGTAGTGTTTCTTTGCTATTTGCGTGAAAGAAAAAATTCTTTAACTTAACTAACTTATCTAAATTATTAGCTTGTTCTTCTTCTTCATCATCTATTATTATATCATCTCCACTAATCATCTCTGCTGTTGCGTTAATAATTGCTGCGTGGGTGCTACTGTTGTAATAAAGATCTATAAGGAACTGTGGGTATAAGTTCTTCCAATCTTCAGTACCATATTCAATATAATCTTTTCCCCTAATTTCTTCAATAATTGGGGAAGTTTCTGATGATAAATCTACACTTAGTATGTTTTCCATAATTTAATTTTATTCTTGTTCAGGTGTCCAATCAGAACCTCTTACTATTGCTAATATCTCCTCGTGAGTATATTG